ATGCTCAAAGCCTGGAATGTCCAGTTCAACGTGCATCTCTAGTAACTTAAAGCGGTCATCGGTAGTTGCTCTAAAGCCAAGCTTCTCAGCAATCTTCTTCTCTACCTCGTCCATTACATTGACAGGATCACCTAAGTCTACGTCTCGGTAAAAACCTTCATGTTGCAGACGACGTACTTCATTTGCTGTCTTACGCATCACGTGCGTGACTCGTTCTGCTGACTCTAAGCTAGAAGCTCCATAGGGGACGACAACATCTTCTGCAGGAATGAACATTGCTACTTGACGCTCAAGCTGTGGGTCGTAATACACTTTCTTAAACGCATTACCTGCAAGCCCCAAGCCCCACAACAGACGCTCATGTTCAGGACGGTACTCTTTCATCACGTCCGTGATTTGATAGTTCATATCATCTTGCACACGCTGTGCTGCGTCTTTCTTCTCTGGAGTTTCTCTGCCAATAATCTGAGTCTTAACAGGACCCATCGCTGGCATTGTTTCCATCATTGTTTCTGCTTGAAACTTAACGACTGCTTCTGCTAGGAGTGGATGGTAGACTCCACAAGCGCCCTCCCAAGGTTCTGCACGCTCTTCGATCTTAAGGCCCAGGAGTTCTAAGCCATCCACATACGTTTGGATCCAGTCTTTACGAGCACCAATATCAGAGTCAAAGTCACCAATTAAATCACCGACAAGTGTCTCTAATGTTCTCTCGTCTAGTATTTCAGCTAAATTCTCGTTAAAGTCTTCTTCGCCTTCTTCAATCTCTTCAATTCTTAATATAGGTTGCCCATCAATACCAATTTCTACAGATTCTGGGTCTTCAATGGCAATCTCTAAAGCTGGCTCGTCACTTATCTCCTCTAATTGGTCTAACCCAAGTGGAGCTTGTGCTAATGCTTTATCTATTGCCATAATCTATCCTTAATAGTACGCAGCTTTTCGTTTGTACCTACTTAACAAATCGTCTTCTGGTTCGTCGTTTGGTAGACGTATAAATCCACCTTGCCTAAATCTTAACAGAGCTAGTGTAGTAGAGTCTACCAAGTCATCGTTGGTTCCGCTAGGAAAATCGTTACATTCCTCAATTACTTCCTTTGCCCACCGCCGGTCTGGCGCCCAGACGACCCCTCCCGCAAACAAATCCGAAATAGCATTGACCCGAGAGATTTTGTCTTGACCTTTGCCAGGTGTGAACTCCCCGACCGGTATTCCCATACGCCTGAGCTCTTGGTAGAGTGCCGCCCCATTGGACTTCTTTTCAACCATGAACGCATCCGGTTCCCATTCTTTGTACTCCTCGAGTACAAGCTTTTTGAGTTCCGGAAACTCCAACCTCTTTTTGATCGAGTTAAGAAGGATGATGTTGTAATTATTAACTTCCTCATTAAAAAAGACCCCCCATGTAGTCAAGGCGTTATAGTCAGCACGATTGTTGGCTTCTTGGGCGGCGTCAAGCGCCATAATCGTAAACTCACATTCTGGCGGGTTCTCTCCTTCCCAGATATTCCACCACTCCCTCTTAATAAGAGCGCCTTCTTCTGACACAGGATTTTGCATGTACTGGGCATTCCAGTATCTAATGTCAAGTGCGGCTTTCTTTGCCAAAAGCTCTTCTACAGGCCAAAATTCGGGCCAAAGCGCCTCTCCATCGTCTGTAATAGCTGGAAACTCAATTACTTCCCATTTATCAACTTCGTCATTGTTATCTTGCTGCTTTACTATTTGCCCCGTTAAGTCAAGTTTACTCCAGCGGGTCATCACAACAATAATAGCGCCGCCAGGCATGAGACGCTGTAGAGGCCCAGACTGAAACCACTCCCAAGCAGGAAGAAAAACGTCGGGTCTTCCAGTTTTAGCTTCTTGTTCAGAATGAGGATCGTCAATGATGAAAAGATCAGCACCCCGCCCAGCAAGAGCACCACCAACACCGATAGCAAAATATTCTCCATTAAAGTTTGTCCCCCATCTAGATGCTGATTTAGAGTCCGCTTGTAGTTCTATCTGCGAGAATATACCTTTATACAACTCTGAACCCACAAGGTTACGGACTCGACGACCGAAATTAACAGCAAGGTCCGCCGTATGCGAAGCCATGATAACTTTCTTTTGAGGGTACTTACCCAAGAACCAGGCGGGTGCAAGATATGAGATAAGTTCGGATTTCCCATGTCGCGGAGCAATGTTGACGATAACTCGTCTCTTTTTTCCTGCAGCGATGTCTTCAAAGATTTGAGCAAGTTTAAGATGATGTGGTCCAACTTTATACCCCGGATAAACGTGTTTAACAAAGTCCAAAAAGGAGACTTTCCCCCTTTCTTGGGTCATAAATTCGTCGTGTTTTGCCAGTAAATCCTTTGCTTTTCGCTTGGTTTCGTCGGGTATTCCCTTGTTTTTGACGATTTGACGTAGCTTAAATAGGTGTTCTGGTGTTAATTTACGCAGATTTTGGGTCATTTTGCTCTTTATTAATGACTTCTTTAGCCTCTACGTCTATATATTTGCTCTCTACCTCGTCCAAAAGCTCCAATAACTCGGTCTCAACCTCTTCCATGGTCTGAATTTTGTGAGTAACTTCGGTTCTTTTCTTAAATGCGTCCACTCCATCGACTTCACCCAAGGCACGCAAGGCTGCAATCTTAGTTTTTACGTCTTTTGAAGCTTCTACCGAGTGAACTAGGTGGTTAACTACGTAAGTTTTGAGCTCTGCAAGCTCATCAACGATAGAAACCTTCATTTGGGACACCATACCAGCTAACATAGCTAACGTTTCGTTAGGGTATTTAGAGAAATTGGGTCTAACTAAGGGATTTGTAAGCATTTCTTTGGCAATTGCCTTAGCTTCCTCCGCATTTTCCTGCGTTGGAGAGATAGGCTGCCCTGTTAAATCAGACATTAGCGCTACAACCGCTGCCCGCATGTTCAATTCTTCAGTCGGAGTTAGGTCAGGAAACGCTTCAGAGGCGTTTTTAGGTAGAGGGACGTTCTCTTCTATAACAGGTACGTATGCTTCCATGAACGGAGTGTACCTCCTTTTTTGGATATGTGTAAAGAAGATCTTTACTGAAAAAGAGGGGCCAACTACGGCCCCGAAGTCACACCCTCACAGTGTTAAAAATAGTATACCCCCGTTTTTAGAATATGGGACTCCTACGGGGGGTTCGTTTTGCAAAATCGACGGGGCTGTGTCTGGGAAAAAAGTCAGTGGGGGTATACCCTAATAAATATGTAAAGTAAAAACGGATTAGGGGCCGTGTGTTTGAGAGACAAAGCTATATGGAGTAAGGGTTTGCGGGGAATCGGCAGTAAGTATTGTTACCTTAAGTGGGGTATGGGGGCCGACGGGGGACCCATTTGGCAAATTGGGGGGTGGGGTGCCACACTACCCTGCCAAAACTTTACTTATGCCCCATACATCAGCTATATATTAATCATGGTAGTAATTCCTACTAACTACAAGGAGAAGGTCATGATAGTAACTAAACAATTCAGCAATTCATTTGGCAAACCAATCCAACTAAGTAGAGCAGAGTATGTAACCAAGTGGACTGGTCATGTGTGCCAAGCCTATGACATCTTCAACGATGCAAACATGAATAAGATATTCAACGAGATCATCATGCCTCAAGTTGAAACAGCGGCGGGCATTGCATGGGATGTTCATTCGTTACAAGGCGCAGAAGTTGAGTAACCAACAGGGGGGCGAAAGCCTCCCACTAACAAGGAGAAACAAAATGATTACAACTACCGTAGAGTTAACTAAATATGAACTCGGCACCATAACCACAGCATGCTACGAAGAGTGGCACAGAACGGGTGATATATGTTCTTTACAGATGGCTGTTAAGTTATGCCGCATTTATATACCTATGCTAACTAACAGTCCTTACAACCTAAAAGACAGCTATAAAGAACACCTAGAACTTTGGGAACATGAGCTAGATATAGCTAATGAAGGTGTTAAGGATTCTTTGAATTATTAATCACAGGGGGGCGAAAGCCCCCCACTAACAAGGAGAAATAGAATGAAGCCGCTCTACATACACGACTGTGACAAGTGCCAATTCGTAGGCAACATATGGCGCAAAGGCAGATACACTGGCGCAAAACTTGAGTCTGATTTATATGTCTCATGTTCAAGAGACGATAACGGCAAACTGCCTAAAGGTTATATTATTAGGTGCTCTGATGATGGCGCTGATTACATAACCTCAGCCGCTGAAGATCTCTACCGATACCTATAGTCTTCCTTGTAGTACTTAGCCAACCCTTCGGGGTTGGCTATTTTTTTGCCCCTTTGATACCAGTTATGAGTCCTCGAGCGAGTGAGCGAGCGCATGGCTAAACCCGCTATATAGCGTGCCACTTATGCGTGTAACTTTACTTATCGGATATAAATCAGCTATCTAATACTTAGTGATCGGCGGGTGCTGATCACATTAACGCATTACTCTATTTTATGGAGGTTTTACATCATGGCTAAAACAAACGCCAAAGCAGTCGAAGCCCTCGTTGGGGTTGATCAATCCGTTGCCCTCGATCGTGATCCTGTATCACTGAAAGACGGCGCTTATCAACAGGCAAAGGCGGGTGATCGTATCCGTTCTATTGCCAAATTCGTAATGGATCAGGCAAAGGGTTTCCCTGAAGTTGTTGCCGACGAAGTTAAAGAGCAGTTAAACGAGGGTTATCGTTTACGCTTTAACGAAAACAACCCGCCCGAGCAGTATGCAGTGATTGACGGCAATTACTTGCTGATCGATCAGTCTAACCCTGATCTGGCTAACGCTAACGAGAAAATCAACATTGGCGTGGATTACGCTTGTGTGGCTTTCACTCAGCAACAATTTGGTAAGTTGAAAAACGATAATCCAAAGCTATACGCCATTGTCAAATCGTGGCGTGATCGTGTTAGCACTTATTGCTCTAATCGTTTAGGTGATCTAAAGCGCCAAGCTAAAGCTATCCTGAACGAGGGTAAAACTCGTGAGAGGGGCGCAACTGCTGATTTTTCTAAGCGTATCGACGATACCTTTAGTGATCTCGCAACGAAG